TCCCGCGAGTCTGCCAACTCGGATCCCATGTGGATCAACAATGCCAAGACACTCTACTCTGAGGTCGAGAAGAAGCCCTTCGAGGGCGACGACAAGACCGCGGCCGAATGGCTGAAGGGGTATATGTCGGACTTCAATTACCGCCTCCTCGGATCTGAGAAGCTCGGTCTCCGCAATACCCTCGGGATTGCCGGCGACGTCAAGAACTTCTCCCCGAAGGCTAAAGCTGCCTTCCTCACCTCCATGGACGACTTCGACGCCCTCCCGACATTCTCGGGAGAAGGTGCAGTCGAAGCCGGCAAGCGCGTTCTCACAGACCCTTCGACCCTCATCGGTATCGGCGGTCTCGGAGCGGGCGAAGCCGCCGTCCAGGGGGCCAAGGAAGCCGCCATGATCGGCACCAAGCAACTGCTCAAGTCGGCACTAAGGCGCGTTGTCGCCCGCAGTGCTACTGCTGCCGTCGAAGGTGCTGCTGCCAGCGGCCTTACAGACGCCGCTCGCCAGGAAGCCGAAATCGGCGGTGGTAGAGAGCAAGAGTTCGATCCTATGCGGACCGTCAAGGCCGCAGGGACGGGCGCTGCTGTTGCCGGCACGATAGGCGCTGTTACGGGTGGAGTATCCGCCGCACGTGCCTCTCGCAAGAACAAGGTCGTTGCCCTCGCCTCGGACAAGATCAATAAAGATTCGGACATGGCGGCTATGGAAGCCGAGCATGTGATGGATCTGAAAGGTGCCCTCGACGATCCGACCAAGCGCCGGAACACCATCACCGTCAAGGAAGCAAACGCTGTCGCCAAGGACTACTCGGACACAGCCGTTTCCCTCGCGAAGCGGTCGAAGCTCTCCCGCGTTGTCAAAGAGCAGATCCAAGACGCCTCTCTAAATCCCCGCGCCACCTCAGAGCGCGAGCTCCAAAGGCTCGAGCAAGGCTCTACAGAGGGCGCCGCGGTCGCGTCTGCGATCCGGAAGATGAAGCTCTCCGAGTCTCTCACTGCGAGAGATGAAGGAGGCGACAACATCGTCAAGAGGGGCATTCGAGGAGCACTCGATTTCATTCCGATGCCTCCTGCTCTCGCACGAGCCGGTCAGCAGATCCTCCGCGCTCCCAAGCGATCTGAGCTCATCAACGACAGCATCCTCTCCAAGCGCAACGTCGCAGTCGCTCAGAACGTATTGGATCGCACTGGACCCTCGAGCGCCTCCACAGGCCTCGATGTCCTCCGCGATCGAGCCAATCGCGCTCGCATTCTCGATGAGACCACTGCGAAGGCCCAAGACCTCGCCAAGGTCGCCGCACAGAACCGTAAAGTCGCCGCACAGAACCTCCAGAAGGAGGGCTTCGATGTCCTCCAAGATGGAGACCTCGGTAAGGCGGCTGATTGGCTTGACGCAAACCGCGACAACCTCACGGCCGGCCAGTATCAGTCCTACGCTCAGAAGCTCATCGCGAAGAAGAAAGCTCTCGACAAGGCTGCGGGTATCAAGTCCCCGACCGGTAACAAACCGGCTCCAAAGGCCCCTCGCGCCCCTCAAAGTGCCCGAGCGGGAACTGCTGAACCCGGTACCGATATCCGAGACATCAAGAAGTACGAGCTCGGGACCGCACGCATCCAGAAGATGGAAGAGGACGTCCTCAATACGGCCAAGGGAATGCCCGCTGGCAGTAAGCTCCGTGTTGCCCATGAGGGCTACATCAGGGCTCTACGCACTACGGCAAAGAAAGACCAGGGCCTCCGAGACGAAGCTCTCGACGCCGCCATGGAACACCTGTCTCCAGACGAGCAGGACATCCTATGGGCCAACGTCCAGAAGCTCGACGAGCACTTCAAGACCATGACCGCTGACGACCTCAAGAAGGCGGTAAAGAAAGCCAAGTAATGCTGAAATTCATCGAAGTCCTTAGGGCTATCGAGCACGTTATGTCGAGCCCCTTCCTCACGCACGAGGAGGGGGTTCTCATCCTCAAGAACCTCAGGCACGAGCTCCCTGGAGTAGGCTTCGAGGGTCCATTTGGACCGACCGTCGAAGTCCTCCGCAAGAAGATTACAGAAGCCATAGAGTTCATCAATGCCAGCAAGGATACGGAAGCGGAAGCCCGCACGCCGGTACTCGGATCCGAACAAGAGCGGGTTCCGGAGCCAACTCCTGTGGAGGCACACGGACCCGTTGCACCATCTAAAGACTCGCGAGGGGCAAAGAAAAAGCCCCGGAAGGTCTAAGGGTCATATCAACGGGATCCGCCGCAAGACATTCCTCCGCTATCAAGCCGACGCGGAGCGCGATGCCAGAAAGATTCTGAAGTACATGATCGACAAGAAGATCTGGGTGCCTGACAACGATGTTGCCGGTGAGGCAATGAAGGAAGTTGTCACCATCCTTCGGACCAAGGGTCTCTCCGCAAAGGAGAAGATCCAGGCCGCAAAGGTCGCCCTCGAGTTCACCCAGCGCAAGCCGGTGCAGGAGAGCGACGTCAATGTTCACTCAGCAGAGGCGTTCTTGGAGGGTATCCTCGTGGACGTCAAGAGGGAACGCGACCAGATGACCCCTGGTGAGCGTTTGAAGCGAATTGAATACAGCCTTGAACCCGAGCTTGCTACAAGCCCGGAAGATACTGAGGGACAACTTCGCGATATATGCGAAGCACTCCCTGAAGATCAAAACGAAGGATAGCCAACTCGTACCGCTCGTTCTAAACGACGCTCAGAAAATACTCCACGCAGCAGTTGAAGAGGAGTTGCGGACAAAAGGACGGGTACGGATTGTCATCCTCAAAGGGAGACAGCAAGGACTCAGCACGTACGTAGGCGGTCGCATCTTTTCCAACGTGACGCAGAACAGAGCCCGCAAGGCCATGGTCATCACCCACGCCGCGGACTCGACTCGTGCCCTGTTCGATATGACACGGCGCTACTACGACAACGTCCCCGAGTTTCTCAAGCCCTCAACCCGATATGCATCCCGCCGCGAACTGAAGTTCGACAAGCTCGACAGCGCCTACGTGGTCGCTACGGCCGGCGGTGATAACATCGCTCGAGGTGAAACCCTATCAGATCTCCACATCTCGGAATTAGCCTTCTGGGCGCCGAGCTCTGCCAAAGACAACCTCAATGGAATACTCCAGGCTGTTCCTGATGCTGACGGTTCCTTCGTCTTCATCGAGTCGACCGCAAACGGATTCAATCTCTTCCAAGAGTACTGGCAAGGGGCTGTGGATGGCACGAATGGTTATCGTGCTGTATTCATCCCTTGGTTCCTGCAACCGGAATATCGAGCCGTAGTACCTGAAGGCTTCGAAGCCACTCCCGACGAGCTCAGGCTCATCGAACAGCACGGCTTAGACTATCAGCAACTCCAGTGGCGCCGATACAAGATCGGCCAGAACGGTCTGGACCTCTTCAAGCAAGAGTATCCGTGTACGCCAGAGGAAGCATTCCTCTCGAGCGGTCGACCGGTCTTCGATCCGGACATCGTTGCGGCCCGCATGAAGCAAGTGACAGACCCGATAGCCACCATGGCTCTCGAGGCAACCGGTCCCGACCTTTGGTGGGATTGGGAGTTACGACATCACCCTGCCGGCGAGCTCCGGATCTATCATCCGCATTCGGAGAAAGAGGACTACTACATCGGCGCAGACGTCGGTGAGGGCAAGAAGGGTAAGGACTATTCGGTCGCTTCGATACTCGACGGCCGGCGCAGAGAAGTCGCCAAGTGGCGCGCTCGCTGTGACCCTGACCACTTCACCAAGGTGCTCTATTTCCTCGCCAAGTTTTTCAACGACGCCCAACTATGCGTCGAGCTTAACAACCACGGTATCCTTCCGAACAGTCGTCTCAGCAAGGACTACAACTACCCGAACCTCTACTACACGACTGAGATCGACAAAATCACCGAGAGGGAGTCGACGACCTTCGGGTTTAGAACGACGGTGAAATCGAAACCGCTCATCATCGATCAGCTTCGTGCCCGAGTGCGCGAAGGCGAGATCGAGATCAACGACAAGGTCACTCTCGGTGAGATGCAGACGTTTGTCATCAACGAGAGCGGAGCAATGGAAGCTGAGAACGGATGCTTTGACGATAGTGTCATCGCACTCGCGCTCGCGAACCATATCAATGAGGGCACCTACAAGCCCGTTGAATCCAGCGACGATTTCTACGTCGAAGCCATCTAATAAAAAGAACAAGGTCAGCCCATGGCAAAGAAGATGTCTGAGGAGGAAATCCTCAAGGCACTGGAAGATAATATCACGTCGGGCGTGGGCTACTTCGACACCAAGCTCTCTACGGAAAGAGAAACGGTCCTCAAGTATTACCACGGCGCCCTCCCGCTCCCCAACCACGCCGGCAACAGCAAGTATGTGAGCCTGGACGTCTACGACACCGTCGAAAGTGCCAAGGCGCAGATCCTCGAGGTCTTCGCGGCCGGCAACGGCATCGTAGAGTTTCAACCGAATGGCGCAGAAGACGTCGAGCTCGCCAAGCAGGCCAGTTCCTACTGCGACTATGTCGTGTTCCAACAGAACGACGGCTACGGTCTCTTCTCTGACGTCATTCAGGACGGTCTCCTGGCCCGCGTAGGTATCGCGAAGGTCTATTGGGAGACCATCATTGAGGAAGTGGAGGAAGAGGCTTCTGTCGAGAGTGAAGACGACCTCGTGGTGCTTCTGTCCGACGACGACGTCGAACTGAACGACCTCGAGATTGATCCGGACACCGGCACCGCAAAGGCTACCATCACCAGAAAGATCGATAAGAGCCAAGTGCGTTGTGAGCCGGTTGCTCCGGAGGAGTTTCTCATCTCTCCGCGGGCCATCGATATTCCCCAGGCCCTCTTCTGCGCTCATCGCGCTCAGAAGACGCAGGGCGAGCTCATCGCCGAAGGCTTCGACCCGAAGGTGGTCAAGAAGCTCAAGAAGGAAGAGACGTGGACGTGGGACAGCGAGAAGCAGGCCCGCCTCAACAACATCACCTACGACCGAACCTCCTCAGAGGTAGAGTACGCTGAGACTGCTCGGCCCATCACCGTCTTCGAGTGCTACATCCAACTGGATGTCGAGAAGACCGGCAAGCCGAAGCTGTGGAAGGTCATCAAGGCCGACAAGACCATCTTGGACATGGAGCAAGTCGACAAGGCACCGTTCATTCCGTTTGTGCCCCTGCCCATTCCGCATGCGTTCTTCGGTCAAAACTATGCCAAGCTCTGCATCCCGATCCAGAACGCTCGTACCGTTCTGCTGAGAGGCGTCTTAGACCACACGGTGCGTACCAACAATCCGCGAACAATTGTGGTTAAAGGCGGCCTCGTCAATCCGCGTGAGATGTTGGACAACCGCATTGGCGGACTTGTCAACGTCACACGACCTGACGCCATCTCACCGGAGCTCCAGGCGCCTCTGAACCCCTTCGTCTTCGAAACCATCAAGTTGTTGGACGAGGACAAGGAAGACGCCACCGGTGTCTCGAAGCTCAGTCAGGGCTTGAATAAGGACGCCGTCAGTAAACAGAACTCCGCATCGATGGTCGAGAACCTCGTTGCTCTCTCGATGGTTCGTCAGAAAATCATCGCGAGAAACTTCGCGAATAAGTTTATCATACCCCTGTACCTCGAGGTCTACCGCCTCGTGCTTATGCATGAGAAGCAGTCCAAGATAGTTGAGGTCGCCGGCAAGTTCGTCCCCATCTCCCCCGCGAAATGGGCCGAGAGGACGGACGCAAAAGTCGCGTTGAAACTCGGTTATGGCGAGCAAGAGAAAGAAGCGAACGAGACCCTCGGTCTACATCAACTCTTCGCTCAAGACCCGTCCATTCTACCGATGTACTCGCTCGAGAAGCGCCGGAACCTCATCACGAAGTACCTGAACCAGAAAGGCTGTAAAAACGTCGACGACTACCTATTGCCCGTCGAAGAAGTCAAGCCGCCGCCTCCGGATCCGAAGATCGAACTCGAGAAGCAAGCTCTCGCACTTGAGAGCCGTAAGCTCGACATCGCGGATCAGAGCGCCCAGCACAAGGCCATGATGGATCAGATGAACCATCAGCTTGCTCGTATGCAAGAGATGATGGAAGTCATGATGAGCCAGCGTGAGCAGGAGCGTAAGGACTTCGACAGCAAGAGCAAGGCTGAAATCGCACATCGCGAGCTCGACATCATCGAGAGCCAGCCTGCGTCTGAGACGAAGCAGTCTAACATTGTGAGCCCTAACTCGTAATGCGAGACCTAACGGATCTCGAGAAGCAACTCGTTGAGAAGGGCATCCACGCGGATGCTCTTCTTGCTTCTCCTACCTTCGTGGAGACCTTCGGGACACTCCGCAACACCATCACCGAAGCGATGGTCGGCACAGACCCTCACGAAGTCAAAAAGCGTGAGATGCTCTACTACATGCTGGCCGCGCTGAAAGACATCGAACAATTGCTCAAGGCAACCTCACAGCATCGCGCGCAGATCGAAGCAGAAGTGAAAGAGGATGAGTTGCTGGAGAGCCAACAGTTGGACAACTTTGAATAATGGCTGAAGAGACCATCCGCGAGGA